CTCTCACATAGTCGGACATCTTCATATTTCCACCAAGTCCGATACTGACAGCAAGTGCCTTGTCAATCTGTTTCATTTCATCCATCGTGGCTTTTGCAAGATATTTTCCGATCCGCTTTTTATATACCGTCTCGATCTGCTCACATAACGCTATGGAAGGGATCGGACTGCTCTTGATCCTAACGTGTGTCGGCATCAGTTTTTTCTCCCTGGATGTCAGGTACACTACTTCCACGATCGGAGCGTGTTTGTTTCCAACGTCATTACTTACTATGATTCCAGGTCTCGCCCCCCCCTGTTCGCTTCCGGAGCTTTCGCCCTCATTGATAAAAAAGATCTCTCCTCTGTGATACTCATTTTCTGTGTGCATACTATTGTCCTCCTATAAAATCCCATATTGTCAGCTGTCCTTCCCGGAGCTTCGGTTCCAAAATTGACGATCCTAGGATTTCGTCCAGCTTTTTCCGACTTTCTCTCAAATATTTGACGTAATATTCCGGATCCTGGCATCTTCGCATTACCACCAGATCGTCCCTCCGGATCGCATCTTCCATTCCCAGGACATAGCGTACTGGGTTCATGCACTGACTGGTTTCTTTGTCAAGGTCTCCGCTGAGTTTACTTCTTAGGTACTGGAAGTCCTGATTTTCTTTCAGAACCTCCAGCGCAGCTGTTGACCTGCTCCGGATCCCGTCCGGATCTGCCATATAATGGACACTTACCTCAGCTGGGATTTCCAGGAAATACTCCTCCGGATAATTTTCCGGATCCAGCTCTGTCTCCACTTGCTTCCGGAAGTACATGACGTGGTTCCTGCATAAATTCATGTTTACCCCATCCGACCAGAAGGGATCGGATCCACCGTGTACTCTCAGATCTTCATACCTCTTCTTGCTGTCCCGGATCTCTTTTCCTAACTGTTTACTCCGTTTCTTCTGATCCGGCGTTTTCATCGAATTTTTCATTGATTGCCTCCATGATCTTACCGATCCGAACCTCTCCGATCCCTTTTACGGATCTGATTACCGCTTCAATGTCCTTCACGTCCAGGGCATTTACAGAAGCTTTTCCGTCCTCCCATCCACTTTTATAAATATCGGTGCAAAAGTTCTCAAACTGCTGATGATCGTACTTTTTTACAGCCTTGTAAACTGCTCTGTTTACCAGGTATCTCTTATTCTGAATTTTCTTTGCCATAATCACACTGCCTCCACATATGTAACTGTATTTGTCTTGAGTCCGTTCTCTTTGCAAAAGTCCCGGAAGAGATCCGACAACTCTTTGAGCGTTTTCACGATCTCGAACTGTGTTTCGTCCTCCATTCCATCGCTATTGATGAAACCTATGTTGTACTTCTGGTTGTATCTGGAATAGCTTCCCTTTGCCGCTCCTCTTACCGTCATGACGCCTGCACCTCAGCTCCAAGTTCTTCGATAACTCTTCTCAGGGCATACTTCCCATTGGATGTGAGCTGTCTCTGCCATGCTCCCTGAGATGGAGCCCATCGGAAACCGTTTGCTTTCAGAGTGCTTCTGATTGCCTCATCTGGCTTTCCATCGAACACGATCTGTATTCGCATCAGTTCTGTATTCTCAATTACCTTGAAATCGCCATAATCCGCCTCAGAGGTGCCTTTCTCTTTTGTCTTTTTCAGTTCATCAACTCTCTGCTGGCATCTCTTGATATTTGCCAGATTGTTTTGCAAAGCCCAGCTTGGATATGGAGATCTGTCATACCCGAACTGATCCATGGATCCTTGGAGCTTCTGGAGCTGTTTTTCTGTCAGGAGATCGCATCCCTCCAGCGTATGATGCTTGCGGTAATACTTGTTGATCTCCTTCATGTTTTCCTGAACTTCCCTCAAACTGTCAATTTTCTCCTCCAGGGCTTCAATAGCGTTTTCGTCATCACTCTTGATAACCTCTTTTGAATACAGAAGGTTATTCAGCTTTCCTCGGATCGACTGGCAGTAATTGTAGAACTCATGGTTTTTATCCCAGGCTTTGACCTGTTTCTCTTTCTTCTTTACCGGGAAGTTTCCGGCTCCAGAGATCATCACAGACGGACACATGCAGCCGATTCTTGCCTCCTCATTGAAATATTTTCCCAGGTTCTTTGCATATCTGGTTGCCAGTCTCCAGGCTCTTTCCCGGTATTCTTCTCCTCTTCTGGCAACTACTTCTTCCGCCAGATCATATACTTCGTTGACGTCCTCCTGGTATTCTTTGGTTCTGGATCCCAGCTGATACTCATTAAAAGACATCATATTCTGGGCTGTCCTGGCAGCCTCTTCATTGATTACTACAAATTCTCTTTCGCTCATGACTTACTCCTCCTCAATCTCTTCTATTACTTCGCATCTTATTTCCGGTTTAGATTCATGGTTCAATCTGGAAAGGCTCCACCCCTCAGATACATTACTCATGGAGATGTAGCCATTCGGTGTGATGTAGATATGCGCTCCGTCTGTCTGGATCTCTCTTTCATCCCCGAACTTTTTCAAGATATCCGCTACGATCGCAAGATGCGGAAAGCACTCAGCATACATCTGTTTAAAATCCTCTTTTTCTGCCTCCAGGCGTTCCATTTTTGACATTGTAATTTCCTGCATTTCTGCTTCCTCCTTATATTCCAGTGACACATGCCACCAATTATCTGTTAATTTGATATCTCTGATAATGGACTTCCGGATCTGTTCCATCGTTTTCATGCTTACGATCTCCCTGGAAGTAAATTCCAGTTTTTCACTCAAGTCTCCGGTCATCATTTCGTAATGGAT